TTTTATTATTATCGTAGTATTCAGACTTTACAAACAATAGCCAAAACTCTAACCAAACATCAAAGTGTTGAAGTGTTTGGGTTACCTCAGCCTTTTGTTAAGCTTATCTTTAACATGTATTTTTTCTATAGTAATGTTAAGGGAAGTAAAGATTCTTCAGTTTGGCTGCGCAATTGTGCGCAATTTTTGATGTCTTATCATGACGTTTTGCAGGTAAATTTTGTTTTGTCTAGTATTTTCCAATTGAATATTGAGGCCCAATCTGGGACTGAATATCTCGACAAAGCAGAAGAGTTGTTGGACAATTGGAATTCACTTCGACATTCAGATCTTGTCAATAAAACCAATAGAGTTTTTCGAGCTTTGGTCTTTGCTGGATGTGTTGGAGCAACTGGTCAACAATTTTCTTCCGATGGAATGGACGAGATGTTGAAAGCAACTTCCTCGAGCAAGTACAAGTTTAGTAGTACTGAGGATATGGTTTTTAGTATATCTCAACTTGTAGTTTTGTATTGTAGAGCTGGATATGAGTGTTTTGTTGATAAGTCTGTGAGACCTCTTTTTGTCAAGAATAGAACCGTTAGAGCACTCATGAAAGATTTTGATGAGTTGATGGATAAATATGCAAGATTGCCTGTTACTGATAAGGACACTCACAACGAATTGTTTGAAGAATCGAGAGAGTTTCTTGCCAGAGCAGCAACTCTTAGTAGAATGGAACCCACATTGATAGCTCCTATGAGAAGGATGCTAATGGATAAATATACTAAGTTGCTTAAGGAGTATAATGTTTCTTCTGTTAGAAAGCCACCATTCTCTTGTATGTTGTATGGTCAACCCGGTATAGGCAAGTCTTATATAACACAGCAAATAGCAAATTTTTATCAGAAAATTGTAACAAAGTATGGGTATTATGATCTTGAGTTTGATCCTTTTAAGAATGTTTACACCTACAATTCTTCTGATGAGTATTTTAGTGGATATAAGGGAGCCCAGCAATGGTGTATGGTTCTTGATGATTTGGGTCGTGAAACCCAGTTTATGATTAAGAGTGGCAAAACTGAGTATCTTAATGATTTATTTACTATTGTTAACACAGTTGGTGTAGCTACCAATCAAGCTGCTTTAGAAGATAAGGGTGTTATTCCTTTGATTCCTAAGCTCGTGATCGCAACCACCAATACTAAAGATATTCATGCTCATTTAGGTGTTTCTGAGCCCACTGCTTTATTGCGTCGTTTGCCATATATTATAGAACCTATTTTAAAACCTGAATATGTTGATCCCATTACTGGTATAATGAAGCAAGTGGACCATACAGTTCACGACGCTTGGTTTTTTAAGATAGACACCTATCGTATAGCGAAAGATGCAAATGGTATTCTTTATGGAACTTATGTTCGACATTATCCAGAAAATACAACCAGAGATCTTTGCACTAGCGAGGAATTGTATGCTTTTTTGGCAGACAAGATCAAGAGGCATGAAGATGCTTCAGAAATTATGATGAAAGGAATGAAGCAACAAGCCAGTTTTGAACTTTGTGAACATAATGTACCTAAGTGCAATTTTTGTTCTCAATGCGATCCTCTCGTTTCTCAGTCTTTTTCTGATTGGATCCCTTCTTGGTCTAGCCCTGCAACAGTTTTATCACCAGCCCAACGATGTATTTATAAATTGCTTGAGTATACTCATGATTATTATCCTGAGAGATATGAGAGAATGGCAGTTTATTTCTCGCAATGGCCGGATGGAAGAGCTGCAGTTCGAATGTTTCTCTTAACGCTGTTGGATAGGAATTGTCCTGGATTTTGTCAAAGGATTAGAAGGATGTCTATCGTCTTTGGTGCGTGTGCTGGTGCATATGTCATACATAAAGCTATATCATCTTTGTTCGCAGCATTCAAAGCATCAGGAAACAATTTGGAAAGTCAAGCTAATTTTTGGTCTAAACCGGAATTGCCCTCTTTTTATCCTCCTCCTATGCATAAGAGCAATAACCGACAAGAATTATTAACGTCGATCAAGCGCTCTCTTTTCCGTTTGCAAGTTGAAGGCAAAGAACCAGGGAAAGGAAGTACTATGTTTTGCTTTTGTATTAGTAACAGTAGATTTGTCACTGTTGGTCATCCTTTTCAGGAAGGAGAACAGTGGAATTGTGTAGCAGATTTTTGTTTGTCGCAGGATAGAGTTACTAGTAAGCAATCTTTTGTTCTAAAGAGAGAGCAATGTGTTTTCTTGGAAAATGATATTATGGTTTTTGAATCATGTTTGTTACCTAGAAAACATTTGTTGAAGTTTCTGCCAGTTGATATAGATGTTTTGCCTCGAGAGGCAATTATTGTTGGTCTGAGTCTAGATGGAAACCTTGAGATCGGTGAATTTCAGGGTCAACGATTTTGTACCACAGCTTACAAACATCATACGAAGATGTATAATTCTGCTGGAATCAGAGGTAAGAGAGTCGACCGCCTGTCACGTAAGGGTGATTGCGGAGCCTTGTACCTATCTCTGATTGGTGGTGGATATTGTATTACTGGCATGCATATAGCAGGTTCCCCTGTCATGGAAGAATGTGTGACTACTCAATTGTCACAAAAACTATTTGACAACCTGCCGGTTCCAATGTTAGCCATGAGTGAACAAGGTGATAACATGTTGTTTGCAAAAGGTACCTCCAGTAGTGGGAGGTTGGGCCAAGCTAGTTCCAAAGGTGTGCATCATTGGTGTGATAGCAATGGAATTTTAGCTGGATCTTTTGCCCACGGTGTAACAAGAAAGTCAAAGATTAAGAAGACACGAGCGTGTGATGAAATCTGTAGGCGAATGTCTTATGACTTACCGTTTGGTGCACCTGTGATGCAACCTTTTGAAAGGGATGGTATTTGGTATAATCCCTTTACTTTAGCTTGCGATGTTCAGGGAAATGTTTCCCCTTTTTTTAACTCTTGTGATGTATTGCATGTAGCTCATGCTATGGTACAAGAAACCACCAGGGACATTTCCTGGCTAGAGGGAGCTGAAAACAGATCCCTACATGTGGCCATAAACGGAGAAGTTGGTAATACTTATATCAACTCTCTCCCCATGTCCACCAGTGGTGGATTTTTGTATCCTGGACCCAAGAGAAGATATTTCGAGGGAGTTCCTGGTGATTATAGTTTTAATGCAGACTTGTATAAGGACTATTTAACCATGAAGAGGATATTTGCGGCTGACGAAACTGCAGGTATTCTATTCAATGGAACGTTGAAAGACGAACCTCGAAAATTGAAGAAGATACAATCTGCTGAAACTCGAGTTTTTACGGCAAGTGATGCTGTGTTTTCAGTAGTAGTTAGAGAGCAATACCTTGGAGTTCAAGCCTGTATCCAAAAGTACAATTTCATAAGTGAGTGTGCTGTATCTATGGATCATGGAACTCAATGGCAAGACATTTATGAGTATGTTTGCCAATTTGGGAAGGATAGAATAATCGCAGGAGATTATAAAAATTATGACAAGAGAATGCCAGCTGTGTTTATTAGAGCTGCGTTTTATGTTCTTGATGCCTGGAGGTCGGTGGTAAGACCTCTGGATCAGGAATCTTTACGTATTTCTAGAGCAATAGCTACTGAACTATCTTATCCTTTTACTTCTCTTAATAGAGATGTTATAAGGTTTTTCGGAGGCAATTCTTCTGGTCATCCTTTAACAGCTATCTTGAACTCAATAGCAAATTCCTTATTTATGCGATTTGCTTATTGGAAGATGGGTTACGACCCTATTACGTTTAAGCAAAGTGTAGCGCTGATGACTCTTGGTGATGATAATATCATGGGTTCTAAGCTCGATAAGTTTAATCATGTTACTATCAGTGGTGTCCTTGGTGGTCATTCAGTTATTTATACAATGGCACAGAAGGACGCTAAAAGTGTTCCCTTCATTAATATAGAGGAAGCAGATTTTCTTAAGCGTAGTTTCCGCATGGTGCGAGGTTGCATCATGGGACCTATTGAGAATGATAGTGTCATGAGATCGCTTTGTCTTTGGGAAGACAAAGGAAACGTCTCTGAAGACAAGAGACTAGCCGATTGTTATTTAGCGGCAAGACGTGAGTGGGCCTTGCATGGCTTGCATGTTTTCACAGTTAATACTACAATTATGGAAGAATTATTCGATATGCCTGAATTTAGTGGAGTGCGACGGTTCTTCATAGTTCGGCATACTTATTCCTGGGAAACAACTGTTGACTGGGTTAAGCGAAAGTTCGACAACGAAGAGGATGACGTCCTCCTCGACATCAGTGATGATGTATTAGAAGCGCAATCGGGTTTTGCGCCACTCGTTTTAGAGGGAGCTCGGCGTATACGGCTCGAGTCACCCTTAGCAGATGGTAGAACCTGTGGCACCACAGGGTCTTCCTGTGGGGTAGCCGTGGATCCACCACGGTGTTTGTATCATGATACCCTCTCCTACATCCTATACAGTAATTGGTATCCTCCACGCCGAATGGCGTATAGCCGTATGGAACCTTTAATTAAAAAACATACCAATAAAAATAAAATGGTGGTAATCCACCAAACCCTTTTTGAGGCACAGTCCTCTACAACAACCCCCATTTCTGATCAGATACAACATGAAGAGGCTATGCAACAACATGTTTCAGACATTGTTCCTACCCCTCCGATTCTCAATATTGGAGAAAGTGAAGAAGTCCGTTTAGACAAATTTTTCGATCGAAAAATATTGATTGGCAATTTTACATGGAATGTTGGCGATACTTTAGCCATTGGCTTTTCTCCTTGGGATTCGTTGATTTTGCAGGATGCATTTAGAAGAAAGATACATAATTATAATTTGCTTAAGGCAAAATTAATGTTAACTTTTTTCATAAATGGTACCCCATTTCATCAAGGCATGGTTATTGCTTCTTATTCCTATTTGAGTACAGTGAATGAGATCACTACAGCCGTTGATGATACTAGAATCATAACAAAATCCCAACGACCCCATGTTTACCTTAATGCTTCCACTTCTAAATCAGGATGTTTGTGTGTGCCTTTCTTTTTCCCTGCCTCTTACATAGCGTCATCTGGCCCTATCATTGGTAGGGAATTTTTGGGAACGGTTAGCATAGACTCTTTCTTTGCTTTGCAGCAACTTAGTGCAGGAACTGATTCTTTGAACATTTCAGTTTTTGCTCAATTAGTTGATGTCGTTTTGGCTGGTCCCACGGTTTCCTTATTTGAAGCTCAGTCTGATGAGTATCAGCATGACGGCCCTGTTTCTGGACCAGCTAGTGCAGTAGCCAGGATGGCGGGGTTAGCAGCGTCAGTGCCAACTATTGGTCCTTATGCTATAGCCACCCAAATGATAGCGTCCGGTGTAGCTTCTATGGCCAAACTTTTTGGTTACTCTCGGCCTGCCATCATTAATCCCCTTGTTAGGGTTAGAAATAATGCTCTCGGTTCTTTAGCATTAACAGATGACCCAGAAACTGTTCAAAAACTAACCATGACCAGCAAAGCTGAGTTGTCCATAGATCCCAGATTGGCAGAAATAGAGCCTTATGATACTATGAGTTTGAAGTATCTTTGCCAGAAGGAGTCTTATTTGGGAGCTTTGACCTGGAATCCTAATATGGCTCCTCAGACTTACATTGGTCATATGCAAGTTAGCCCTATGAACCAGAGTAGCACTGGAGTTGGTCCTTCAGGACAACGAATTATTCCTACATCCTTATCTTATGCATCTAGGCCGTTTAAGTACTGGAGTGGCACCATTAGAGTGCGCATTCAAGTGATAGCTTCTCAATTTCACAGAGGGCGATTCGCTATAATCTATAGTCCTAGAGTTTCCCCAGCAGGGCAGAATGATATTTTTAACACTTCATATAATATGATAATAGACCTTTCTGAAGGAAGAGATTTTACATTTGATGTGAACTGGCAACAGCCTCATGCTTACTGCACTGTATCTCCATCTTCTTTTCCTTTGGGCTCTTCTACCCCAAACGCTCTTTTTAGTAGTAATGGAGCGATTTATCTCAGAGTAGTTAACAAGTTAGCTGTTCCTGATGGAGTTACTCCAATTAGATTGCTATTCTTCATTTCGGCGGGCGATGATTTTGAATTAGTAGATCCAAATGGAGAAGGATTAAATACCTACTTGTTTCCAGAACTTTTTGAAGCTCAGTCTGGTTTCGAGGCACAGTCAGCCACTGAGGAACTCCGGAAATCTGAGAACGAACCAGAGTCCAGTGAAACACCACTCCATTTGACAGGTGGTGTGTCTACCGATGTTGGTAGTAAGAATTTAGTGTATTATGGTGAAACTTTTAACTCTTACCGTCAACTTTTAAAACGGTATACATTTGTTCGAAGATGCCTTCTGTCGTGTGCCAATGGTGTTGGCAATGTTAACACATTAACGATGCCGTTGATGGCAATGCCACCGGAGCCTGGTTTTGACCCAAATGGTCGTGACACCACCGTGGGTGGTAATGAGTTCACATATGCAGGTGTACCTTATTGCGTGTACCTTAGGCGTGCTTTTGCAGCATGGAAAGGATCCATACGTTGGAAAGTAATTCCTATATCAGGGATTAAAAGTATGTCTGTTGAGCGTTACGAACCCAACCTTCGTCTCATTAACACTTTTAGAAGACGCTCTGAAGTGAACATTAATTCTACCACGAGCGCTTCCATTGCGGCCAAACAGGGATTAACGGACAACGATTTTACTGGAGCTGGGGCTGCTTTGACCCAGAATAACACTGTCGATTGTTTGGAATTTGAAGTCCCTTTTTATAGCAGGTGGAAGTTTGCTAGGTCGCACAAGACTTATGTTCTTGGAACACAGAATGATGATGCTCAAATCAGACCGGGTGGCAACACTGTTATGTTGAGATTTGTTACCGATGAAAACGTTGATTTTGTTGCATTTGAACTCTATGCAGCAGCTGGAGAGGATTTCCAGCTTATGGGTTCAGTGGGAGCTCCCGTGTATTACACTTATCCATTCCCTGATGGAGCCCCATAATTATAATTTAAACTAAAACTATTGTAAATCTTGTTTTAAACTTTTTTGGAGATTTAACCCTTAACAGAGGGCGTATTATCTGTTGGAACCTTACTTTGTATATATAGTTATATAGTATATTAGTAGCAACC